GACGGTTCGGGGGTAGCGCATGGCATCCGCGATCGTGCGCGAAGCTTTCCGGTCGGCGCTGCAGACGGCCTACCCTGGGCAGTATTACGAAACGCTGAACCGGGCACCCGATTTCGTGCCCGATGAATCCCTGGGCGCACCGCCCGAACCCTGGTTCACGCTGTCATTCCCTGGCGCGACCGAACGGCGCGTCAGCCTGGGCGGGCCGACCGCGTGCCGACGCGAAACCGGGCAGGCGGAAATATGGGTGATCGCGAAATCGGGAACGGGCGACGCGATCGCGGTCGCCGCAGCTGACGCGGTGCGCGACCTCTTGCGCGACAAACAGCTGACGCCCGCGATCCGCACGACCGACGCCGACCCGCCGCTGCATTTCACTCCCGACGATGGCGACTATTTCGCCGCCGTCGTCGCGGTTTCCTACGTGTTCGACTTTTTCAAATAGGGGTGCCCTATGCTCGTTTCCGCTGACACGATCAAGCTTTCATTTCTGCGCACATCGCCGCCGCCCGACGTTGCGAATACGGCGCTGCTGGCCCGCATCACCGGGGAATCGATCGCGATGGCCCCGACGGTGACGAATTCAAACGAACTCGACCCCAGCGGGCAGGTGAAAGATTCGATCCTGACGGGTGCTGCGACGGCGGGTTCGGTGAATTTCGAAGCATCGCGCAACCCCTGGCTGGATGAAATGCTGGCCGCCGCCAGCGCCGGGAAATGGGGCGTCGGCAACGTCGGCACCCCGCCCGTTCCAGTCACCGCCGATCAGCTGATCCCGACCGCGCAGCTGAACCTCTACACGATCGAAAAAGATTGGACGATGCCCGACGCGTCGCATTCTTTTCACCGGTTCCTGCAATGCGCGGTTTCCGGCATCAGCCTGGCGATCACGCCGGGCGAACCGATCACGGGCGCGGTCGCGATCGCGGGCGGGCCGATGCAAGACCCGATCGAAATCATTCCCGTGCCGGGCATCATCTATGCCCCGGCGGGCGATAACCCGGTGATGACGGCACCGCTGGTCGATCAGCTGGACGTTGACCTGGGCAGCGTGATGACGCGCTGTTTCGGCACGTTCAATATTGCGATCAATAACAACGTGCGCGGCGTTCAGTGCATCGGCACCCTGGGCGAACGCGAAAAGGTGCTGGGGCGCGTCGAAGTCTCGCTGTCGGGCACGGTCTATTTCGCATCGAACGACATGCTGCAGCACCTGCTGGATCAGGACACCTTTCATGTCGAACTGAAAGTCACCGACAGCGAAGGCAATTTCTACGAATTCGCCTTCCCGCGTTGCAAGGTGACGGCGGCCCCGGTCGTCGCGGGCGGCACCGGTCAGGATGTCGTCGTCGATCTGGCGATGCAGGCGCTATACGACGAAACGCAGGGCGCATCGTTCATCATCGAACGCGGGGGTTCGCCGACATGATCGACCTGGCGAAGCTTTACGCGACGAACCCGAAGTCGGAAACCGACGGCATCGACCTGCACCTGGGCGGGGATTGCTACATCAGCATTCGCCGCGCCGGGGGCGCGAACCGGCAGTTCGCCGAAGTGTTCCGGCGCGTCACCGCGCCGCATCGGCAGGTAATCGATCGCGGCATGCTGGACGCGGAAACCGACGACGCCCTGGGCATCGAAATCTATTCGCAATGCGTCGTCATCGGCTGGCGCGGCGTCGTCGTGCGCGGGGCACCGGTCGAATTCAGCCGGGAAAATTTCGTGCGCGTCATGAAGGAACTGCCCGAACTGTGGCGCGTGATCCGCGACGAAGCCCGCAACGCTGCGAATTTCCGCGATCAGGAAATCGCCGACGCGGGAAAGTCATAGGCGATCGGCTGATATGGCTGCAGCAATGGGGGCCGCACCTGCCGCAGCTGGTCGCGCTGCATCAGTCGGGGCAGGCCGTGAAGGCGCTAGAGGATTGCCCGGCTATCCCGGCGGGCCTATCCGCGTTCCTGCAATGTTTTCACGACGTATCAGGCGATCGATCCTGGCACGGCGCATTACGTTTCGAAGCGGTTCGCGCCTGGTGCGCTGAATTCGGCGCACCGGTCGAACTTTACTGGGATGTTCTTCGCGAAGCTGACGCACGACTAAGCGAATGGCACAAGCGGAAATCAACATCAGCGGAAGGCGCGACGGTAAAACCTTTCCCAGTCTCGACGCCTGGATCGCGCATGTCGCGGAAATAGATATCCCGAAGCTGCTGCCCGCCGTCGCGACCGCCGAACTCGACGCGCAGAAAAAAGCGGGCAACCCGCCGTCGAACATCCTGGTCGATGGGCGGGCCGCAACCGAATCGACGATCGCCCGCGCCCAGCGCCGCGTGCAGATGTTTTTCGTCGATGTCGCGCTGCTCACCCGTGCGGTCACCGTCGCCTATGACGAACTGATGCGGCTCTACACCCGGCAGACGGGCGCAGCTGCGCGAACGATCCAGCTGTGGGGGCGATCGGTTTCCGGCGCGTCGATCCGGCACGAAAGGATCGGCGGCATCGGCGGCGTCGGCGACTGGCTGCACCGGCACCGGCACCCCGGCACCTACGTTCGACTGATCGGCCCCGATGTCGCGTTCCGCCGTCAGCTGTATTACACGCCGCCGGGATCGCGTGCGCGGTTTACCGACATCCGAAAGTTTTCGGCGCGACGCCTGGGCGAACTGGAACGCATGAAGATGGGGCCGAAGGCGCGGGCCGAACAGCGCATGCGCGAAGGCCGCGCCCGCACGCGCATTTCGATTCAGTCGTCGGGCAGCGTGACCGACATCGTGCTGCGGAAACTGAAAGCCCAGTTCGGGCGATCGGTCTATATCAGCGGCAGCTGGATCGAAGCCCCGGTGCCGCCCTGGAAGGGGCAGCAGAAACGGCGGCAGGGGCTGCCCGCGATCGCGCTGGGGTTCCGGCTGAAAGGGGCGCTCTAGCATGGCCGAAACCGTCGATCGTCGGGTCGTCGAAATCGATGTGCGCACCGCACGCGGCATGCAGGAAAGCATGCGGCGCACGGCGGATTCGGTCGGCAAGCTGGAAGCGGGATTCAGTTCGCTGAAAGGCATCGTCGCCGACTTCGGCGCGGGCCTGGTCGCGGGCCTTTCCCTGGGCGCGTTCGTGTCATCGGTGAAATCGTCGATCGACGCGATGGAAAAACTCGGCGAACGATCGCAGTCGGTCGGCGTCACGACCGAAGCCCTGTCGGCGCTGACGTTCCAAGCTGAACAGACCGGCATCGCCGCCGAACAGCTGGATACCGGGCTGACGAAGCTGTCGTCGGGCCTGGCCGACATGGGAAAGGAATCTACCAGCGCGACGAAGGCGCTGCAGCGGCTAGGCGTCGTCGCGGGCACCAGCACCGAAGATGCGCTGACGCAGATCGCCGCCGCGTTTCAGGACATCCCCGACGGCGCGGAAAAAACCGCCCTGGCGGTCGATATCTTCGGCAAGTCGGGCGCGAAGCTGATCCCGATGCTGAACGAAGGCGCGGAAGGCATCGCGAAATTCCGCGAAGAAGCCGAACGCCTGGGCATCGTGATTTCCGAAAAGGATGCGCAAGCCGCCGCCGAACTGAACGATCAGCTGGGGGCGCTGCAGAAAGGCGTCGGCGGCATGATCACGCAGCTGACGATCGGCCTGCTGCCCGCGCTATTGCAGATCGCCGAAGCGTTCAAGGGCGTGACCGAATCGGGCGAAGGCATGCGCACGATGGGCGAAGATATCGGCGGGTTCCTGAAATTCCTGACCGGCAGCGCGATCAACCTGGGCGGCGCGTTTCAGGTGCTGGGCCGGATCATCGGCGGCGTCGGCGCGTCGATGGCCGCCGTCATGGGCGGCGATTTCAAACTCGCGATCAGGATCGCGCAGGAAGCCGGGCGCGACATCGCCGAAGTCGTGAAGGAAACCGAAGCCCGCGTCGCGAAGCTGTCGCAGGCGGTCGTCGTGGCACCCCGCACCGGGGGCACCGGCAGGCTGGCCGCCGCCGGGCCGACCGAAGCGGAATTGAAGGCGCAGAAAAAGGCGCTCGACGAAGTAAATAAATCCTGGGTGCAATCGATCGACCTGCTGATTCAAGCCGAACGCGCCGAAGGGCTGGCGGCGAACGCGGGGAAATCGATGACCGAAGTTCTGGAAGATCAACAGAAACGACTCGACGACATCACCGGGCGATCGGCGGCGAAACGCCTGGCCGAAGATTTCGCGCTGCTCGATGACGCGATTCAAGCGGGCACGATCACGTTCGACGAATACGCGGCGGGCCTGCGCAGGATCACGCGGGCGACCGACACCGCGACCGACATCGCGACCGATCAGTTTCTGGAACTGGGCAGGGCGATTCAGCAATCGATCGAAGGCTGGTCGGGCGACGCCGCCGACGCGGTGCTGGATTTCGCGACCGGTGCCGAACAGGACATCGGGAAAATGGTCGAAGGCATCCTGCGCCAATTCGCGAAACTCGCGCTGCAGAAACTGGTATTCGATCAGCTGTTTAAGGCGGCGGGCAGTTTCTTCGCGCCAGCCGCCGACGGCATGGCGTTCGCCGCAGGCGGGCAGCGCCTGGCGCTCGCCGAAGGCGGCGTCGTCACTGGGCCGACGCCGTTCAAGTTCGCGGGCGGCACCGGGATCATGGGCGAAGCTGGCCCCGAAGCAATCCTGCCGCTGAAACGAAACAGCGCCGGGCAGCTGGGCGTCACGGGCGGCGGCGGTGATGTGACGGTGAACGTGATCAACCGTGCGCCCGGCGTCGAAGTCGGCGTCGAACGCTCGACCGATTCCGAACGCGAAATCACCGTGCTGATCCAGCAGGCGGTGACCGACGGGTTCGCACGCGGCAAGTTCGACGGCGTGATGGGTTCGACTTACGGCATCAACCGGCGGGGGCGGTAATGGCCGAATTCAATCCGCTGATCCCCTGGCCCGTCGGGCTTCCCGACTGCGCCGAATCCTGGGAAGAACAGAACGTGCCCGTCACCGTGCGCACGCAGATGGACATCGGCCCGCCGAAGGTGCGCAAACGCTACACGCGCACGATGCGCAATGCCCGCGTCAGCTTCACGATGACGCACGAACAGGCGATGCAGCTGCGCGACTTTTTCGAAGTCGATCTGCAGGGCGGCATTTACGAACACGAATTCCGGCACCCCTTCGCGAACGAATTGCAGCGGTTCCGTTTCGTCGAACCGCCGTCGATCGCGAACCTGGGCGCGATGGCCTGCGCCGTGTCGTGCAGTTGGGAACAACTCTAATGCCCCGCGTATTCACCGCGCAGGCCGTGCAGGCGATGCTGGCGGGTTCGACGCCCGAAGCGTTCATCGCGCTGGTCACGATCACGCACGCGGCGACCGGCGAAGTGTTCCGCGTGTGCATGAACACCGAACCCGTCGTCAGTCGCGGCAACGCGTTCGCGCCCTACGCGTTCCGCTTCCAGCTGCCCGCCGAATCGGGCGAAGAAGTCGGGCAGGTGCAATTCGAAATCGATAACACCGATCTGCTGCTGATCGACATGCTGCGGCGGATCACTTCACCCGCCGAATTCCTGATCGAAATCGTGCTGGCGTCGGCACCCGATGTCGTCGAACTCGCCGTCGCCGACCTGGTGCTGCGCGAAGTGACCTGGGATGCCGCCGCCGTGCGCGGCAAGCTGCTGCTCGACGATGTGCTGAATCAACGGTTCCCGAAAGATGTATTCGACCCGATCCAATACCCCGGCCTTTACTAGCCGCCCGCGCCCGCTGCCGGTCGCCTGGTTCGTCGGCGTGCCCTGGGTTTCCGGCGGGCGCGATCCGGCGCACGGCCTGGATTGCTGGGGGCTGGTGCTGGCAGCTGCGCGGGAATGCTTCGACCTGGCGCTGCCCGATTATCAGGGCTATGCCGACGCCGACGATGCGGCGCAAACCGCGCACCTGTTCGCGCAGCGCGATGCCTGGGCCGCGATCGCGCCGAACGAAGAACGCGCAGGCGATGTCATCGTGCTGCGCCTGGGTTCGCAGCTGCCCGTTCACGCGGGCCTGGTCGTCGGATATGGGCTGATGCTGCATTCGCTGTCGGGGCGCGATGCGTGCCTGGAACGCTATCGGTCGCGGGCCTGGGCCGATCGCATCGAAGGGTTTTACAGATGGTCACAGCACTGATCCGCCCGCACCCGCTGTCGTCGCGGGATCAGGAAACGCTGCCGTTCCCGGCGGGCTATTCGATCGCCGACATGGCGCGGCTATTCTGGCCCGACGCGGCGCACGCGAACGTCGTCGCGTTCGTCGGCGACTGGTGCGTGCCGCGTTCCAGCTGGGCGCACGTTCGCCCGAAACAGGGCGCGGTCGTGCGCCTGGGCCTGACCGCGTTCACGGGCGGGGGCAAGTCGAAAGGGATTTTCGCGCTGGTGGCGACGATCGCGCTGGCGATCGTGGCACCCTACGCGGCGGCGGCGATGGGCTTCACCGGCACGGCGGCATCCGCCGTCGCAGCTGGGATCACGATCGCCGGGTCACTCGCGATTTCGGCGATTTTCAAACCGCCGATGATCGACGCGGGCGCACCGTCATCGAACCCGCAGGATGCGCAAACCTATTCGATCACCGGGCAGGCGAACAGCGCGACGCCCTACGGGCCGATGCTGCGCATCTATGGTCGGCACCGCATCTTCCCGCGCCTGGCGGCGGTGCCGTTCACCGTCGCCGAAGGGCCGCACCAGTTCCTTTATATGCTGCTGGATTGCGGCTATGGCCCGCTCGCGATCGACGACCTGCAGATCGGCGACACCGCGATTCTGAATTTTCGCGATGTGCTGTATCGCATCTGGCCGCGCTGGAAGGCGGGCGATCCGCTCGACTATTACCGGAACGACACGACGTTCGAAAATTTCAACCTGACGCTGCACACCGGCAGCCCCGAAGTTCGCACGACCGCCGCCGACGCATCCGGCATCGTGCTGGATTTCCTGATGCCGAAAGGGCTGGTGACGTTCGACGATCGGGGCGACCGCACGGCGCGGTCGGTCGTGTTCGCGGTCGAACTGCGCGAAGCCGGATCGGGCGGCGCATGGGTGCCGCTGCGCACCTTCCCGGTCTATGTTTCGACGCCCGCCAGCATGCAGATCAGCGCGGGCCTGCTGAACGCGCAAGCCCCCGCGAACGATTCGGAAGGCGGCGGCGAAGATAACCCCACCAGCGGCGGGCCTTACTTCCCCGCCGGGGCGACCGCCTTCGGGCTGACGCGACGGGCGGTGTTCCCCGGCATCGGATCGGGCACGCCGCAGCCGGGCGACATCCTGTATTTCGCCAGTCAGGAAAAGCACGCGATCCTGACCGTCGTCGCGATCGCCGCCGACACCTGGAACGTCACGATCGCCGCGCCGGGGCTGGCGCGGGAATACCGGGGCGATCACGTTCAGTCGCCGCTGCTGCGGTCGTCGGAATGGTCAACGCAGATCACCGACGACTCGCCCGCGCCGCTGATCTTTTCGATGACGATCGATGTGCCGCCGGGCGCGTATGAAGTTCGCGTTACCCGCATGAGTGGGGAATCGGATTCCGATCGCACGATGGATGAACTCACCTGGACATCGATCCGGTCGGTCGCCGATCGCCCGCCGATCGCGGTGCAAGATGAACACACGATTATCGAACTCAAAATCCGCGCCAGCGAACAGCTGTCGGGCGTGCTGCAGGATGTGAATTGCATCGCGACTTCGATTCTGCCGGTATGGAACGGGGCCGCCTGGGAAGAATTGCCGACGCGAAACCCGGCCTGGGCGTTCGCCGATGCGCTGCGGGGCAGCGGCGCGATCCGGCCCCTGCCCGACTCCCGCGTCGATTACGCCGACAGCTTGAAACGCTGGGCCGACTATTGCGACCTGGCGGTGCCGAACGGCATCGGGGGCGAACCCGAACCCCGCGTGCGGTTCGATCATGTCGTCGATTACGGCACGACGACTTACCAGCTGCTGCAATCGATCGCCGCAGCTGGGCGGGCGACGCCTGCCGTGCGCGACGGCAAACACGGCGTCATCGTCGATGAAGAACAGACGGTGCCGGTGCAGCTGTTCACGCCGCGCAATTCCTGGGGGTTCAACGCCCGGCGCAATTACCTGAACGAACCCGACGCGCTGCGCGTGAAGTTCATCGATCCCGATAACAACTGGATGGAAGGCGATGTCGTGATCTACGCGGCGGGGAAGAACGCGCAGAATGCGGCGACGTTCGAAGATTTGAAATTGTTCGGCGTCACGCGCTACACGCAGGCGACCCGCGACGGGCGCTATTTGAAGGCGCAGGCGCTGCTGCGGCGCGAAGAATTCAACGTGAATTGCGACATCGAAAACCTGATCGCCGCACGCGGCGACCTGGTGCTGGTCGCGCATGATGTGCTGGAAGTCGGCGGCGAATCGGCCCGCATCGTCGCGGTCGCGGGCAACGTCATTCAGCTGACCGACCCGTTCGGCACGCTGCCCGCCGGGCGCTATGGCGTGCGCGTGCGCCTTTCCGACGGCACCGTGACCGGGCCGATCGAAGCCGTGCCGGTCGGCATCGACGCGTTCGACCTGGCGGCGCTGCCCGTGCCCGCGCCCGCGCCGGGCGATCTAGTCGCCTGGGGGTTCCTGCACACGGAAACGGGCGAATACCTGGTGAAGCAAGTCGCGCCCGGCGATGAACTGTCGGCGCAGCTGACGCTGGCCGAAGTCGCCCGCGATGTGTATCGCGCCGATGAAGGCGACATTCCCGCCTACCAGCCCCCGGCGGGCGGGCGGCCCGTCGCCGGGCCTGGGCCTGCTGTGCTGAACCTGGCGGTCGAACAGATCGACACGACGATCGGGCGCGAACCTTACTGCGACCTGGCGCTGACCTGGGATGCGCCGCAGCTGGGCGGTTACCCGAAATATCGCATCTATGAAATCGCCGACGATGGGGTGACGACGCAGATCGCCGACACGCACCTGACGCGCCTGGAACTCGCCCGTGCGCTGCGCCTGCTCGACCCCGGCGTCACCGGCACGCCGCGCACGTTCGGGGTGATCGGGATCGATGCGATCGGGCGGCAGTCGGCCCCCGCGTTCGTCACGTTCGCGCCCGCCGATCCGCTGCACGTTCCCGGCGACGTTCAATATCTGGCGTCGAACGCGCACGACAAAACCACGACGCTAACCTGGTTCGCGCCGACCGACCCGGCGGTGCCGGGGAATGCGCAGGTGCAGTTCTATGAAGTTCGCTGGCAGCCTACCGGTGTTCCGACCTGGGGCACGGCGGGGCGCGTGACCGAACTGGTGCCCTGGAACGTGACGACGGTCACCGTGCCGTCGCGAAACGGCGCGTATTTGGTGAAGGCGGTCACCGCGTCGCAGATGGAATCGGCGCAGGCGGCGATCACCGTGATCGCGGTCGAAGATTTGGTGATGCAGGATTTTTGGTCAACGCACCGATTCGCGCCCGCCTGGGATGGCGTGTTCGATCACACCGAACTCGACGCCCTGGGGCGGCTCACGTTGACGAAGGAACCCGACGGCAGCTTCGCGCCGGTCGGCGTGTTCTACCTGAACGATCGCGAAACATTCAGCGAACTGCTGCAATGCCGGGTTTCGGCGACGCTGGATGCGTCGGGCCTGAACTCGACGCTGTTCATGGCCGACTGGGTGCCGCTCGCGATCGCGGCACCGATCGGCGGTGCGCGGCGCGGCGACTGGGCGGCGTCGATCTGGATCGCGGCGCGATCGACGCGCCCGTTCGTGATGGCCGACTGGCTGCCGCTGGAAATCGCCGATCCGCTCGACCCGATCCCGCCGTTCGATGAAGGCGACTGGCGGCCCCTGCTGCATGGCGAATACACCGCCCGCGACCTGCGGTTCGCCGTCGTGCTGGAAAGCTTTGTTCCGAACGTCAGCCCCCGCGTCGATCAGGCGGGCGTCGATATCGATTTCCCCGAACGCCGCGAAGAACACGCCGACATCCTGGTTCCGGCTGCGGGCCTGGCGTTCACGTTCACGCGCCCGTTCGTGTTCGCGCCGTCGGTCGCCGTCGATCTGCAGGATGCTGACCCCGGCGATTTCGTCGATCGCGGCCCCGCCGATCAGGCGGGCTTTCCGCTGTTCATCCGCAACGCGGCGGGTGCCTCAAAAGCGGGCGTCGTCGATGTTTCCGCGTTCGGCGTCGGAAGGGTTTTCTAATGGCGATCCGCGTGCCGATTCGATTGCTGGTGCATTACCAAACTAGCGCCCGCCCGCTGGTGCAGCTGACCGAAGGCGAACGGCACGGCACGCGCCTGGTCGGCGCGGGCACGCGTGCGATCGACCTGACCGGCGGGGCGCTGCAGCTGTTCGATCCCGCAACCGGTGCGCCCCTGGGCGAATCAATCCCGATCAGCCGGGCGCTGGTGATCCTCTATTCGCTGACGAAAAGGTGACCTATGCAATTCGACTTTCCCGTGATCGATCCGCAGGTGACGACCGGCACCGACCTGGCCGAATACCTGAACAACTGGGTGCCCGCCGTCGAATCGTCGCACGCCGGGCCTGCCCGCCCGCCCTACCTGCAGCCGGGCGGGCTTTGGATCGAACAAGTCGATGCCGACGAATGGAACGTGAAGGTTTACACCGGGGCGGGCGATGTGCAGCTGGGCACGGTGAACCCGGTCACGAACGAATTCACGTTCCTGGTCGGCGGCAAGCCGCCCGCGAACGTCGATGACGCGATCGCCTACGCGATCGCGCTGGGCTAACTTTTGAGAAAAGGAAACTGATCATGCCATTCAAGCGGGCGCAAGCCGTGAACGTCGGCGTCGCGCCGGTCAACGTGCTGACCGTCGCCGCCGGAAAAGTCGCAACCCTGATCGATTGCAGCTGCGCGAACGTCGAACCGGGGCTGACCGAAGTCAAAGGCACCGTGCAGCACATCGCCGGGGCGACGACTTCACACCTGATCAAAAACGGCCCGATCCCGGTCGGGGGCGCGATGGTCGTCGTCGGGGCACCGCGAAAAGTCGTGCTGATGGCGGGTGATCAGCTGGTGACCGTCGCCGACAAGGCGAACGCGTTCGATATCGATGTCAGCTATTTGGAGCAAGACGCATGACGAACTATGTCGGGCGCGGCCCTGGCCCAGCTGCACCGGGGCGACTCTTGCAAGCCCCATCTCACGTTCGCGGGGATTTCGTCGTCGGGGCCGCGAATATTCCCTATGACGACACGATCCCGCAGATCGGCGAAGGCAACGAATTTTTCTCGGTGATCTTTACGCCGCAGCGGGTCGGTTCCCGCGTGCGGGTGCGTTGCCTTGCGAACGTCGCGCACGGCAACGCGGGCCTGGGGATCATCGCCGCCGCACTGTTTCGGGCGGGCACGGCGAACGCCCTGGCTGTCGGCAACGCGATGGCACCGGCAACGAATCAGCCGGTGCAGATCGCGATCGAATACGAATACATCACCGCCGACGTTTTGCCGATCACCTTTTCGGCACGGTTCGGAATCAACAGCGGCGGCAGCACCTATCTGAACGGGCGTGCGGCGGGCGCGGCGATGGGCGGCGCGATGGTCAGTTTTCTCAAGGTAGAGGAATTTTCGCAATGACAAATTACATCGGCAACGCGCCCGCGCCCGACGGGCTGATCCTGGTCGGCGACACGAATCCGGTCGGCGCGATCAACTGGTTTCACGCGCCGCCCGGCGGCGACTGGCTGCGCCTGAACGGGCAAGTCGTGATGAAGGCGACATACCCCGAACTGTGGGCCTGGGCGCAAGGTTTTCTAACGGCGGATCAGGCGGTGAACCCTGGGCTGTATCGCGAAGTCGATGCGAACACGTTCGCGCTGCCGAATCTCGACGGGCTGTTCATCCGTTCGCTGGGCGGCATCGCGCCGAATGCTTCGGCGGCGCTGGGCGTGAAACAGGCTGACGATTTCAAGTCGCACACGCACACTTACAACGCCGCGTCGCCGCAAGGCGGCGGCGTGTCGTCGGGCGCGACGCCGAACAATACCGGCAGCGGGTTAGCGTCAACCGCAACCGGCGGCGTCGAAACGCGCCCGGTGAACGTCGCGCTGATCGCGTGCGTGAAGGCGCTGCGCACGGTGCTGATGCCTGCGGCGGCGATGCCGCCGACTGGACTGCCGAAAGCCGTGACGTTCACGCGTGACACCGCCCTAGCGTCGGGGAATCAAGCCGTCGTCGGCGTCGGATTCAAGCCGTCGCGCATTGATTTTTTCGGCACGATCACGCCCGGTTCTGCTGTCGGGCAAGCGTGCTACGGTTCGGCGGCGAACGGCGTGCCGATCATCAATGCGCTGATCGCTGCCGCTGGAAACGTCGTCGCGAATTCGTGGGTTTCATCGCATGTGAAGTGCGTCGCGTTCTACGAAACCGCTGCTAACGCCTATGAAGGCGCGGTCGCATCGTTCGACCCCGACGGGTTCACCGTCGCCTGGGTAAAGTCGGGCGCGAAATCCGGCATGGTCACGATTCTCGCGCTGTGTTCACGATGACGCGCCCGCCGTTCCTGCGCCGGGCGCTGCTGGCGGGCAGCGTGCTGCAGCGAAAGATTCGATGCCGGTCGATCTGCACCGCGCTGCTGGCGCTGTCGGCGCTGTCGTTTGTCGCCTGCCTGATCAGGGTGCTGTCGATCGGCCCGATCGACTTGCTAACGCTGGGCTGGGCCGCCGCTGCAGCTGCGGCGTTCGTTTCTCGCTTTGAATGAAAGGAAACCTGCCATGACTTCGACCGTGTTCCTGATCATCGCCGTGATCCTGTTCAGCGCCGCCGCGATCAGCTGGGCTTCGCCCTGGCCCGCGCTGCAGCTGGTGCCCCTGGGCCTGGCGTTCCTGGCGGGTGCCGCGCTGGCGCATCGCCTGGGCGCACCGTAGGCGAAAAAAAACCCCGACGGGCTGCCGGGGCGGGGTCGGTTCTAGGTTTTTTCAGCCGGGCGGCGGGTTCATCGTTTCATCCAGCTTGCGGGCTTGTTTGGTGACGCGATCGTCGTGATTGATCGCGTCGCGCAGGCGGTGATTTGCTTCGTGCATTTCTTCGATCAGGAATTCGAAGCGCATCGCTAGTTCGCCGTCGCGCACATCGGCGGGCAGCCGTTCGCGCAGCTGCGCCCATGCCTTCGCCATTACGTCATAGCAATAACTCATGATGTCACCCCTTCGATTGTCGCCAGTATCGCGGCGTCGATCGCGGCGCGGTTCTTCGCGTTCACGCTGACGCTGCGATAGTCGTCATACACGACCTGGAAGCCGCCGCCGATCAGAACGTGCCGGGGCATCAGACGATGCAGCTGCACGACTTTCCCGTCGGCGATGCGGGCCTGGTAACGCTTGCCGTTCAATTCGCGCTGCACGATCATGACTGCACCCCGATCGCGTCGGCGACGATCGCCTGCAGCGCCTGGCGGGCCTTCGCCCGCGCCTTCACCGCGCACGCCGAACCGAATTCGAACCAGCCCTGCGACTGCGATTCGGGCACGCCGCCGAAGTCGTGATATTCGCCGATGCGCTGATCCAGTTCCAGCTGCACGATTTTCGCGGGGTTCAGCGTGCGCCCGCAGCATTCACAAACCTGTTTCATTGTCGCGTTCCTTTTCGAAGATTGCGGCGCGGGGTCTAGTATCGCGCCGGGGCTAGTGCCCCGCCAGCGCCGCACGCGGCGCTGACAGAACCGATCGCCCTACGCTGCGACCGCCAGCGGGGCCGCGCTGATCCGCAGGCCCAGCTTGTTCAGGTTCGCCCGTTTCTTCGCGGCTTCGATGTGCGAATAGTTTTCGGCGATCATGCGAACGCTGGTGCCGCAATTCTCCGCGATTTCCTGCGGGTTCATGTTAGCTTCCAGCGCCCGGCTGATGTGCGAATGCCGCATCGCGTAGAACGTCGCCGACTGATCCAGCCCGGCGGCTTTCAGGGAAGCTTTCATGACGCGCTGCTGGTGCGAATCACCCCAGCGGCTGCCGTTCCTGCGCGTGAAAATCGGCGCGTTCGGCAGCTTCGACTGCACCTGCGCGGCGAAGAATTTCACCGTGTCGTCGGCCAGCGGCACGAACCGCGCCTGCCCGGTTTTGCTTTGCGGGATGTGCAGCAGGCCCGCCGTCGCGTTGAAATCGCGCACGTTCGCGTTCGCCAGTTCGCCATAGCGGGCACCGATCAGGAACCCGGCGGTCAGCAGCAGCGCGAACGACTGGTCGGGGCAGGTATCGATCAGGCGCTGGGTTTCGGCCTGGGTGAAATGGTGCTGGCGGGCGCGGGAAACCTTGCCGAATTTCGCCAGCGCGATGCGCCATTCGGTATCGGATTTCAGCCCATTGGCGGGCGACGCGAACGCGTGATTCAGCGCCGCGTTCAGCAGCGAAAGAACCTTGTTCGCGGAATCCTTCGACTTGCGCACGATTTCGTCGGTCGATTCGGTGCGCCCTACACTCGCCAGCCGCGCCCGCTTGTTCGCCTGCAGCTTCGCGACTAGATCATTGCGCCAGCGGGTCAGCTGGGCGCGGGTCAGATCGCGCACCAGTGACCGGCCCTTGTTCAGAAATATGCTGCTGTAGATTTCGCGCTGCGCGGTGCGGCGCATGCCGTCAACGTGATTCGAATCGGATTCGGTCAGGTAGGCTTCGACCGCATCCTGCACGGTGAGATCGCCAGCGGCGATCGGGCGATCGGCGGCGAAGATCGCCTGCGCGGCGACGACCGCCTGTTCGAACGACAGCACGCGCACGCCGTCGGCGGCTGCGATGTCGTCGGCGGTGCCGACCGCCTGGGTCGAATACTGCCCGCCGCCGAACGACTTGCGGGTGAACCAGCGCCCGGCGCTGCCAGCTGCGGCGGGTGCCTGCCAGCCGATCGCGACCGGGCCTGCGATGGTGCGCCAGTAGGGTTTGTTTGCGGTGCCGGTGCGGGCGGGAAGCCCAGCGCGGGCGGTGCGGCTCATGATGGGATAGTCGATTGTCGTGCGTGCCATGTGTGCGTTCCTTTTCGAAAATTACCGGCGGGGTCTAGTCGCCGGGTGCCGGGCGAACCCCGACACACCCATTATTCTACCCATTATCGCCGTCGGCGTACATGGGCAAACATCACACCGGGTCGGCTATTTCCCTATGAAAACAGCGGCGCGGGAATCGTGCCGGAAGGCGTCACAGGGCTGTTTCGGCCCTTGTAGGGAATATGCACCGCCGGGGTGCAGAAAGGGGAAAATCTAGCGTTTACGGGCATTTAGGCGACCCCTGGGGGCATCCCTGGGGGCTGGGAAACCCAGTATCGGCCCAGTATGGCCGGTTTCCCCTGGGGAACGCCCCTGCAGCTGGGGCTTGTCAGTGATCGGCCATGATGGCACGAAAAGGGGCTGCCCCCGCGTTTCTTGCGTTCCTGCAAAAACTCCCGGCATACTCCCGACTGCAAGAAAAACGCCCGCGCTGGATCACCCCTAAAAATCGAACTATCGGCGCGGGGTGCAGGTAACCGCAGGGGTTCGTAAAGGGCTTCCGCATGCCCGGTGCCGACGCTAGACCCGTTCGACCGGCAAGCCGACCCGCAGCGCCCGCTGCGAACGGCCTGCCGCCCTTCACGCTGTCGATCGCGCAGCTGCAGCGCGTGATCGACGAAGCCCATCGGTGCGCGACCGCGCACCTGGCCCAGCTGGGCGACACGCACGGCGGCAGCCGCCAGCCGCTGCCGCTGGGGCATGGCCTGATGATCCTGGCGATTTTCCGCTGGAACCTGGGCGCGATCGGTCATAAGGAATTCTGCACGGTCATCGCCGATCAGTGCGCCGCCGTGCTGAATCGCGCCTGCAGCGATCCCGAAGCACGCGGGCACCTGGCCGACCTGATCGGCATCGAAGAACGCACGATCGCCGACTGGGTGCAGCCCGAACCGCTGCAGCGGGCGCTGCTGCACGCGAAGCCGATCCGCGATCTGCCGCGTCAGCTGAAAGAACTGGGGCTGCACGGTCGGCGCAGGCGGCGGCGCTGATACCCATGCGCACGCCGCGCCAGATCGCCGGGCACCTTTCCGCTGCCCGCTGGCGGCTTGACCGCATGGCGGTGACGCTGCGCGAAGTCTCGACGCACCTGGATGCGATCGAAGCCCAGCTGCGGGTCGATCCCCGGTCGGTCGCGATCGCCTTCGACAACCTGGTCGCCGCCGGTCGCACCCGGTCGCAGGCGCTGGCGGTGCTGCAGGCGCAGTTCGAACGCACGCCGAAGCACATCGAACGGCTGATCCGCGACGGTCGCAAGCTGCTGAAAACGCTGGGCGCGGATTCCTGATGGAAAAATATTTCCAATCGACGATCGCCGATGCCGCGCCATGTTCGGGGCGGTTCGATCGTTTTCGAATGGGGTTTCCCTATGAACCGCTGGCAGGGCTTGAATTCAGAAATTCCGACGGGCAACGTGTCGGGCGTGAAACAGAAAAGGAAATCGCCCATGAAAGCACGGGAACGCCGTCGCCTGACCGTCGATTCGATCCGCGAACTGATGTCGAAACCGGCGCTGACGCTGCGCGAAGCCGCCGACGTTCTGGATGTATCGACCGATCTGCTATGGAAAAAGCTGCACGCGGGCGACGGGCCGCCGCATTTCAAAATCGGGCGCGTGACCTATATCCTGACCGCCGACCTGCAAACCTGGCTGCAGCGGCTGCGGGATGCGAACAACGTCGATCACCCGCAGACCGCGACCGCGTAGTTATACCGTTCCCGATGATCGGTCGCGATCGCGGATTGTCGCCCGGCTGGGTGCAGCGCGAATCGTTCGCCCGCTGCTCGATCCCGGCGCGGCTGTTGCTGTTCCAGCTGCTGACGGTCGCCGACGACCTGGGCCGCACCTGGGGTTCGATCGCGATCCTGGCCGGGCAGCTTTACCCCTTCGACGACCGCCGGGTGCGCGATGTGCTGCCCAGCTGGATCGCCGAACTGATCGGCGCGGGCGAACTGCGGGCCTACAAGGTGCGCGGCGAAGCGTTCCTGCAGATCACCGGCTGGGCCGACCTGGTGCGCGTCGATCGGGTGCGCGGCAAACAGCACCCCGCGCCGGAAGCCCCGATCGTGCTGCCGCACCGCGACGACTTTCAGGCGGTGCAGCTGCCGCTGGATTTCGCAGGCTCACCCCATGAGCCTGCGCCCCGCAACGTCGCCGACCTGCGCCCCGAAAAGACCCTGTGAATAACCCGTTGATAAATCGGCTGGCGCAAGCTGTCACCGCGAAACGCGCATTTTGCGCTGGGGCCGAAAATCATCGACTTACGCGCCGCGATTTCGCCGCGCACATTATAAGGAACGCGCACGCGCATGCGCGGGGTTCGGTTTCGGATTCGGTAGGCTGTCGGTTTGCCGATGTTTTCTTTCTATCCATAGATAGAGGGGCGATTTCCTGTGGAAAACTCGACCGCCAGCGGGTCGGGATGCGAAACCCCGTTCGGCAGGGCAAAGCGGGCGGCAGCGGCGGGTTGATGTCAGGACATCA